GCGAGCACGCGCCGCAAATTTGTTGATACATTCGCTTCGCGATTGCGCGCGTGCCACACTCGCGATTTCCCCTCAGTCGGGGCAGCCTCTGCTGTGCGCGGGACTTCACGGCCAGGCCGATGAAACGGACTGACGGGTAATGACCCCATTGCCCCTTCGCCGTTGCTTGGCAGCGCCGCTTCTTTTTCCGCACGGTACGCAGCCCACTTCTCCTCAAGGCGCTTCTGGTCGCTGGCTTCCCGGTCCTCATCTGCATAGAGCGCGTTGGCGGCCTCGCCCCAGGTTCGATAGTTGCCAGTCTTGTATTCTTCAAAAATGCGGTCGACTCGGTCAGGATGCTCTCGGGCATACAGCACTTCTTCATGGTTGAAGTGGCCCATTTCTCGGAGGCCCATCCCGAGCTTTTGGTCAAGCTGTTTGGCGCGTTCTTCTGCTGCGCTCATCATCGTGGGAATCGAGTTACGGAGCTGCTCAACTTGCTGCTCTAATTGCTGATAGCGCTGCGGGAGGTGCTCCATTTCCGTCATCATGTTTTCCATCGCGTCCACAATGCGACCCTGCGCGTCGATCGACTCTTCAAAGGTGATCTCGCCGCGTTGCTGCATCGCCTTGATGGATTGCAGACTTTGACGACCCTGTGCAAAACGAGATGCCACATCAGGAGCAGACCGTTCAGTTCCATTCTGTGGCTGGGGTCGCCCGCGCCCTGCCCGCACGTTCTGGACAATCTGCGGAAGTCGCTCATCCCGCAGCCAATCCTGATTGTCGTTCGCCCAGCGTTGAAGAGGCTCTACTTGCTCGTAGCGTTGCTTATACTCACTCGCCTGCTGGGTCGCCCGCGTGTGATCGGCTTGTAAATGGAAAAATTTGTCTACTGCAGTCGAGCTCGTGAATTTCTTCTCGATCTCTCGCTTTTGCTCATCAGTCATAGGAAGATCGTCGATCCAACTCGTAAATTCTTTACCGACTACTCGTTTTGCCATACGATATCTGAACTTTCGCCTTTTGTTCGCCCTAGGTGGTGTGACTCGGCTCGACGAGCGGCACCTGGAGGCGGAACAGGTCAGGCTGTTATTCGCCTGCCATTCCTGGGGTGCTCATCATGGGCCGAGGAGGGGCAAGGTTACCGGACGAGGGGGCAGAGATGCCGTCGCCGGACATGGGCATGGTAGGACCAGCCACGACAGAAGCGACGGTACGGATAATTTTAATCAGGGCGTCAGGAAGACCGGGGATTTTTGCGGCGTCATACGCGAGAGAGCCGACTTGATTGATGATGTCTTTGGGATCTACGGGCGGGGGTTCAGCGCCAAGCTCCCCTTCCATCATCTCATCATCGGGCGATGGCTGCGCCATCGTCTCTTGCATAACAGAGCGCATGCGTTCTGGTCCGAGTTGCGTGACGTCGGGAATGATCGGCGGGGCCATCATCTGACCCACGCCGGTCATGCTCCCTGAAGGACCATTGGGAGGCGGATAGCCGTCTAGAGGACCCGGCACATCTAATGGTGAGAGTATGGGCGAGGGCACTTAATAGCCCTTTTTACTTTTCTTCATGCCACCACTGTTCCCACCGGAAGGATTCGGGGAGGGTTGCTTGCCATTGCCAAGATGTTCGGCGGCAATGTGACCTTTGCCCCACCACCCGCGATTGATCGGACCCGGAGGCATCCCGGCGCCGCCAGAGGTTTGTTCAAGTTCGGTTCCTGGAACTCCGTTTTTGACAACTGCAGCCATAAAGGTCTCCTTATACGATATTCGGGGCGAAGATAAAGCGAAAGTAAAATATACAGGCACGCTAGTACAATACAACCAAATAGCAATACGGACGGTTATTTCCCTTTGCCGCGCCGCGCTTCATCGAGGCCAATCTTGATGGCCTGCTTTCGACTCTTCACAATCGGCCCATTCTTACTGCCAGAATGCAACTCACCAGCTTTGAATTTTCGCATCTCGTCTTCAACTTCATGACCTTTGCGTAGAGGCATAGCACTCTCCTTTTTCTACAATTTAAGACCGCCAATCAGGACACCGAGCATAAAAAAGAACAATCCCCACGCTACGAGATTCCCATATGGGACTCCTACGCCTGCGCATCCAAATAAGACAGCAGCAACAATATAAAATACTTGGGTAATGTTCATAGAAACCTCAGAGTGTCCCGCCGCTTTCGAGGCCCGGACCACCCATCAGTCCGGGAGGAATCCTTTGGAGAGCCGGAGGTAACGGTTGCGCGGAGTGAATAGTTCCCATTGACGGGGGGCCTGCCACCGGAGGATTGACGGGCGCACCAACAGGGATACCCCCGGCAGGCGGTCCCCCGTTCTGTTGCTGAGCTTTTTGCATTTCCGCTTGCTGCTGTTGCTGCATCATCGCCAGCTGGACGCGCGCTTGTTGATCGGCTTGCATTTGGGCAGCTTTCTCAAATTCCTCTTCTGCATTGGGCACTTGCGCCACTTCCATCACCGTTATTGGGTGCATCCAGCCTTTATCTGCGAACCGTTCGTACATGGAAATCTTGGGCAGTTGCGCAACGGCTAAGGCGCTGAAGGGTTTAATCCGGAACGTAAAGTCATCGAACAGATGCTGGAGCATCCGAGTCTGCTCTTCTTCAGACCCAGCCATCGCTAGCTCACGAACCAGTTCCCCCCGCTGCCACAGCACCCGCTGTATTTCTTTCTCGTTCGAGAGCAAGAGCACCCGGTCGTCGCTGAAATACTGGAGAACCCGGCTAATCATGAGCTGACCAAGCCGGTTCAGCATGTCTTCCGCGACACGGGCTTGCAGGCGAATCGTGTACTGCGAGGCTAAGAGCAGCGAGTCGAGGGCAACACCGGAAGTAACACCTTCTGGCCGTTGGCCCTGCGTGACGGGCGTAACACCTGTAATTTGTTCGAGGAGCTTTTGCAGTAGTTCAATCGTCGAGAAGACGACGGTGCTCATTTGCGCCGGATTCACCTGTTCAAAGCGCATGTTCTTCGGAACTACCCACGCCCACCCAGGTCTGTCTCTCCACTTCCGAAACTTATCCAGTTCAGGGGGTTCGAGAGCATCCTGTTCCATAATCCACGGTGGGTCATTCGCAAGTTTTGCATTGTGAACAACACCACTAATCAACACATTGAGCGCAACTTGCATCGTTTCAACGGTGTCAATCTCGGAATCGCCATACGGATGCCCCATCTGGAGGCCCCAATCGAAGACTTCGAAAGGAAATCCGCCATCCCAGTTGACGTTGGGACCATCGTAGAGAATGACATCGCGCGACCAGACAATCACCCGCTTCCGAGGAAACAAGAAGTTTGGTTGAGAACTATTCGGCATCGTCGGCTCAATGGGATGCACCGACGGATCACGAAAATAGCAGCGGAACTCTTCCGCGTAGGGGATGGCGGAATTGCGAAAATGCCGATGATGCCCACGGCGGCCAGGGCGCACAAACGGGCGGGCGCCGATCGAGCCTAGATCGTCATCCTCCTCATCGCCCGGCAGTTCATACTGGGAGAGTCCCACGTCAGGGCGCACCCGATAGCCCGCCTCTCCATAGAGTTGACGGAAATCTGAGAGCGGGCGCACCTTGCGAATGATCCCATAGAGCGCATCGGTCTGGAGATTCTCAGGATGCAGCAAGCCGCGATCTAAGAGCACGTCTTTTTGCTTCATGACGTCGAAGCGGACATTGCGCACGCGATGGTCCCACATACAGGTGACGGGAGCACTACCGTCGAGGCTTCCCATCGCCACCATATTTTTGAAAAGCCTCTGCATATTGTTCTCTTCCCACAAGGCAAGAGACACATCCTTCAACATGCTCGCAGTGGCCGAAAATTGATTTGAGCGGCTCACGACGTCGAGCTGAGGAACGGAGTCTGTGAGCATCGCAATTTTGCGTTCAAGATTCGAGCGGAAGAGATTGACCACGACTCGCGCCCGATAATTGGCTTCGCCGCGTGACAAGAAGTGATTCGAAGACAAGAAATCAAAAGCCCTCTGCGTCCGTTCTACTAACCCGAGTTCGCCCCGCCACGCGCGGGACTCATCAACAAGTCGGTCACAAAACTTGATGACCTTCCGATGGTCAGTTGTTACCTGAATCGGATCGACCTGGACCGGTGTGAGTTCGTCGAGAACGGATTCGAGAGATTCCATGTTTTACTTTATGAAGCGAAGAAAAAGCGAAAGTAGAAGGCAAAAAAGGCATTGGGTGAGCCGCCATAGAGCAAGAAACCAATTATAAAAGACAGAGCAAGGATGAGGACAAGCAAGGAAAGATTATTGGAATACTGCGGCATCTTAGTACGAAATTTCCTGGTGTTGCAAAGCAGGACGATTAAAAGGGTACGTCAATGCTAACAGCATCTCTAATAACCCTACGCCAAAGACGCCAATGTAAAGATACTGTATGGGCTTTTTCACAATCTGCCTGTCAATAACAACACCAAGGCCACTATCAGCAGCACACCAACAATGCCGCTCGGGAAGTATCCGTATTGATGGTACCCCCAGGTCGGTAGGCCGCCAAAAAGAAGAAGGATCAGAATGATGAGGAGTAACATTATTCTTCAGACTCCTCTGGCGTAGTCATCACGTATATGGGCGAGGCCGGTTCTTGCGTATCCGGGAAAGCATTCAGGGTAGGATACGGCCCCAGCTTTTGGAAGGTGTGCGCGCGAGCTATCAGTGTCCCTAACGCATGTTTTCGGTCTCGTAAGCCTGCCATGCGGTCTAGTACGGAGGCATACTCCTCTTCGGACGGCGTACTCTCAAGCAAGGCAATCAGTTTCTGCAAATCTGCTTCAATCATGGCCTGCTCAGCTTCTGCCCCTTGCATAAACGCAGCAACATCAAAATTATCCATGGGCTCCTCCTTCGGCGGTTGGGGTTTTGGATGGCGTTTGCGCATAGTGACACCTCTCCTTATTGCTTGATAAGAGCAGGAGCGTCAGCGATGTCAGCCATAATTGCTGTCGCCAATTCATCCATAATCCTTGGATACTTATCAAACTTATTGGCAGGATCAGCGCCAGCAAGAAGCAAGATGTGTTTCACCAGTGCACCAAAACCCAGAGCAACCATGTGTGGCTGTCTTTGCATAATGGCATACACAATCATGCCAACTTGACTACCAAATGAAAATAAATCTTCCCAGGTAAGGCCAAACATATAATTACCCGTTCCTCCAGTCTTGTTCATACTTCAAGACTTCTTCAGGTGGTTGCTCTTCTTGTTGTCCTGCTCCATTCACAAACTCTTTCGGGTGGAATATCCGCGGTTCCTTCACCTGCGCATTGACTTTGCTCCAGAGTCGCGTCGATTGCTCTGTCACTACACCCAGCGTCTCATGCGCAAGCTGCGTCTCGTCAACCAAGGCTTTCAGCGCCGTGGTGTTTGCCGACTGGATCTCAGTCAAGAAAACCTTGATACTGTCCTTCGAGACACGCAGCAGATCCTGCATATCCATGTTGGCCTTATACAGCGCCTCGACGGCTTCCCGGAGTGCTCGCGCCGTTGTGAGCGCTGTCGCCGCTAACCACAACGTACCGCCTATGCCAAGGCCCAAGACCAAGGCAAGGAGGAGATAACAGAGCATCACCAAGGATTCGGTCACTTATGCCGCCTGGCGCGCAAAGTATTGCGCGCGAATCTGCTTCACGAGACTGACAAACTCTGCGGCGCCGCTGACTCGTTTCCCGGTCGCCAAAGCGCCACACCATAGCTCATGATAGCGCTGCCCTTCGTGCGCATCTTCAATGCGACGGGTACAGTAACCACACATTCCTTCTGGCATTTCAAGCGGCGGCAAGGCTTCGTAAGGTACGGTAAACACCTCTTCCTCAAACTGCGGCAAGGACTCAGCGAGCGGCTTCCCGACCGCGCGCTTGCCACATTCAGCATGATATGCCTGACCATCGCGACCGTTGATAATTGGCTTCTGACAACCTTTGCAAATCAATCCGCCTGACGGCGCTGCCAAAACAGTCCCGGCATTACGTCCCATTGTCTGACCACTACTAAACAGAACGCTCTTGACCCGTTGCATCGCTTCGGGTCGATAAATCGCTTGCTGAATAATCGCGAGCAGCGCAGGAAACTTGTTGACCTTAGTAATATCGCACCAGGTCACGAATCGGCCACGCTCAGCGGCAGGCATAGCAGCAAGGATGGTATTCAGAGCGAGCATCTCATTCGAGACTTGCGGATCATCAAGTAAGGAATTTTGCCAGAATTCCTGCTCCAGTTCGGTCATTTCAATCATGTGAGAAGGGCGAGTAGACATAAAAGGAATGACATTGGGGTCATCTTTTGTATCGTTGATGATATGTAAGGTATGAAGATTGGGAGCGTCTCCGTGCACGGATGCCGCCCCCTCCTTCACCGATTGCGGGTCATCGCCGGCGTTGTACGGCGCTGACGACTCCGCAGTCGTCGCAGCTACTGGCTCCTGCGCGTCCGAACGAGCACTCGGAGGCGCTAAGAGATCCGCAGTCTGCATCAGGGCTAACGCTTTATCTGTTTCTTGTTGTCGAGCAACCGCCATAACTTTTTCCTTTATTGCTGGTGGATGTCGGAGCTTTCGCTTTTTCATCGGGTGTTACCGTATGCCACATTAAGCAAAAGGCAAGGGACGAATATCACTCTCTCCAGCTCTCCGTATCCGATTCCTCAAAACGATTCTGCCGCACACGTTCTAACTCTTTGCGCAGGAGCGCGGCGTCAACATTCACTGGCTGCACTTCGCGCGGCTGACGATTCTTCCCATATGGAGTAAACGGCAAACACAACGCCATATACTGAATACAGTCTTGCGTATGCGAGAATGCGCCCTTTTCCGGTTCTTCGCCGGCCCCATGCTTCGAGAACGCATAACCGCCCTGCATCCCATCAATAACGAGCGTACAGGTCGGATCAATCAAAAAGCCTGCGGTTCTTGGCCCTTCCCTTGAGGGAGGCGACCAATCCAGCCAATCGTTCACAATGTTGGTCCGGTTCAGAATCTTATTACTCGGCGCCAGCTGCAAGCGAATGCCATTTTGCCTAAAGATCTGTTCAGCTGTGCCCTGGCGCTGTACGGTTTCGTTGGCGATCGTCGGATCACCGACGTCGCGCCACGTCACCCCAGGAAACTCGACATTACGAAACTCCTTGACGAGCTGAATGAATTGCCCAAGTCCGGAGACATTGTACTCTTGGTCTTGGTACGGACTCCTCGAGGAAGAGTTCGTCAAAAAGGCGCCGGCCATTTGCCGGGCTGCATAGATGTACAAATGTCGGTCCCAACACTGGCCGATCACTGCGGCATGGATGCCAATGTCCCAGCCACACCACATTTCAAGCCCTTTGTAATAGGTCAACGAAATTTTCCCTGGCGGATTATTCTGCGGCATGCGGGCAACATGCCAGGTGCTATCGAAGCTGGAATACACAGGACGACCGCCGAAGCTCTCAAAGTTGAGCTCCATTTCCTGCTCCCACGCCTGATCCGTGAAATCCTTCATGGTCTCGTGCATCCACGTCAGACTTCGATGCTCAGAATGGGCAGTGTAATGGAGAGCAAGCACCTCGACGCCATTGAATGGATTGACCCAGTTGGCGACACCCTGCATGGGAAGGTCAGCGTAATGGGGCACCTTGAGCTTGCCCATGTTGGCGATACGGTTAGGCATCAAAACGCCTCCCTCGTATGACTCACAGTCTTGTCGTTCACCACGTCACTCCAGAACGTTCCATTGATTGCGCTGCAAATGACCCTGACCTTGCCGCCACCCATCGTCGTGGGCAACATCGCCGTGTACGACCTTTCTTGCCATTCCCAAAAGCCGAACTCTTCGACATGCAGTAATGTCGCCCCTTCCTGCCGGAGATCGTCCGGCTTCTGGTTCAACGCGATAATCTTGCTGTTGGTCTCCTCGAACTCCAACACCGTCGCATTGCCTTCCTTCCCATGCCTCACGTAGATATGCGGCTTGGGCATCTCGCGCGGGAGGTGCTGATAGATGAAGAGACAACGCTGGACGAGTTTGTCCGAGTCTGTTTGATCCTTGCTCGCGATGTAGACTTGAGCCGAGGGCGTCCACATCGCAGTATGGAGATCGAGGGCGCAGGCTGTCCAGGTCACAATCATTCGTCGACTCTTCGGAATAGCCAGCACACGCCGAGGCGACAGATACTTATGGACAAAAATGACGATGAAATCTTCGCGAGGAATACGTCGAATCGGGTTCTTGACGATCATCGGCCCATTGGGGTTCATGGGGTCTTGTACGTTTGTTGGATCTTCGGTCCAACAGGCTTGTGTGACAAACGAGACAGGATTGCGCAGCCAGCCAGTAATCACCGCGGACCACCAAGCTTGTGTCTGCGAGGAGTCCAGCGGCATTTGTCGGGGATAGGCAACAGCAACCATAAGGCAAACAAAAGGCGAAAATGAAAAACAAAAAAAAAAGACTACGGCTTCTTATCAGCAGGCCAGAGCAAGCGCGCAACATACAGAGAGGTGCGCCCTTCGTCATACTTGGCAACGACCTTTTCAGCATGGAGCTGTTCTGTCACGTCTTCGAGCCCGTGTTCATCATCATACTGTTGCAGCATGGATTGCACCTGTTGATACGCCTCCCGATGCGCGCCGTTGATGTGGCGCCGCAGGTTAATGGGGTGCACATCTTGTTTGCAGAATCGACACAGCATACTACGACTTCCTATGCCTATCCCGCACCCGGTTCACCTTCTTCTCTGGGGCCGGAGCTTTCTGCGGCACGGGAATAGGCTTCATGGGGGCAGGCTCGCTAAACCGAATCGGAATCTCGCGAATGCCTTTGCGGGCGTTTTCCTCAATAACCTCAAGTGTCGCAAGCGCAGGCGCAAGGCCAAGCAAGGTAATCACCTGCTGAAGCCTGTGCTCCAATGCGGCTACTCGGTTGTAGGTCTCTTCGCTTTCAAACCAGCTACGTTCGGGCATTTTATTTCGCCTTTCTCAATATCTCTCGCGCCGTCGACTCGCGCATTCCCTGATGATAGAGCAGCATATAGATCGAGGCGCGGCGCCGATCGTTCCACGACTCGACGAGCGCGACATCCGCGTCTTCTTCTTCTTTGGTGGTCAGCGCTACAGAAGCCTGCGGCGCCATTACACACTCACGGTAGTGCTGAGCTTCGGCGTAGACCTTTGCCCAATATGCCTTCCGCTCTTCTGGAGTCGGGAAAATCGGGGCAGAAAAAAAGTATCGGTTCACTGGGATCATCGTTCAATCCTTCCTAGTCCGCTCATATCTACCCAGGTTTCTTTCTGCGGGCGAGACGAAATCCTGAACTCCTGCTCACGTTGCCGCTGCGTATTATTTAAGCGTCCTTGCAGCGCGCGGTAGGCGTACCAGTGACGTTCCTTCCAGTGAGAGCGCAGTTTATGCTCGTCCATCTCCGCCCCACAGGCTTTACACTTCACTCGCTTGTCTTCTGGGACCAACCAGCGAGCGGGCGATTTTCCCGACTCTGGTTCAGGCGCAGGTTTCGGTAGTTCATCGAAGGCCTCGTGCGCGCGGTACATGTCCGCAATCATCTTGTCAATTTTCTTTTGCGAGTCGGCATCCATCAGGATTCTTCCCATGCTTCCTCAAGGGCGGCGTAAATCCCCCGAACTGTTTTACGTAATTCCTCTTTTGATTTTTCAGGAAGACCCACATAAGCAGGGGGCGCAGCTTTTCCCTGTTCCGTTGTCCATATCTGCCACCAGATCTCAGCCACACGTTCAACTGCCGGCAAATCGACTCTCGCAAAAATATAGGTAGGAATATCCGGCATCAGTCAGCCTTTCGCTCTTTCAGTCTTGCAATCGCCTCTTCTTCTGTGGCGACAAAGTCTACTTCAAGCAGTTTTTCGTTGCGTACCAACACGGCATCAGTTTGACAGAGTCCCTGATAGCCGATGTCGGTAACGGTGTAGACGAAGATATCACCGAGGCACGGGCCAGCATGGCGACGAGATTCACAGAGATGGCGGGCCTTGCGCCTGTCCTGGAGCTGCTTGGTCTCTTCGATGAACGCCTTGACTGTGTCGCTACTTGCCATATTACTCCAATCGCATTTCACCTGAGTAGGCCATGTGTAACCCACAGCTGTCGACATAACAGTAGCTATCCCGTCGAGAGTCCCAGTTGACCCATTTCTCATGTTTACGGGGACACACGACCTTTGCCAGTTTGTTCAGTTCGCGGCCTTTATCTTCCATCGCCCCACAAACCCATTGCTGAAAGGCCATGTACCCTTGCTCGAGAGCACCGGACATGGTCATGGTCTTACTCCGCTTTCCTAGCATAGCCCACTCTCGACTAGCCTCGGCTTGGCTGGGTCGAATTGGCCCCTCATTCTCACAATCTTCACAATGTATAGCGTAAGTTTCAGGGCCAATTTCAGGAAATTCACTACCCCAACAAAAGAGCTGACCTTCACCGCCACACTCTTTGCAGTCTGCATGCTCGAGGCTCACTTCACCACCTCGCCATCAATGATCACACCGGGCGGTGGATTCAGCAACGAGGCTTCTCCGGACCACGGCTTTTCCATTGAGTCGATTGCGCCAGATTTCACAAAATTAAGAAATTCAAGGAACGCATTGGTCTGCGCAGTAGCAGCTTGCTTCTTCTCTTCTTCCCACAAGCGGAAGTGGCGACCAAGTAAGTCGATCGGCGTCACCTTGGGGTGCATTTCGACTGACACATTGGGATTGCCGTTGCGATCATGAGTCACAGTCACTTTCTGAATAGCCGCGGTGACATGCTCGGGTAACTCGCTGGACTCTTTGACTTTGATACCATCCGGCCCCCACGAAATCACATCGGCAATGTCGCTATGCGCCAGGGTGGCCGCGGCTTTGATTGTGTTCAGCGCAGAAGCTTCGATGAGGCGAACATGACGCTCTTGGATCTCAGTGACAACGCGCTCAGTTACGTCGAGGCGTAGCTTATCAACATATTTATCGTAAGCCGTGGCGCGTGCTTCCCAATCATAAAGCTTTTGCCAGTTCTGCCATGTTCCTGAGGTGCGGGCTTTTGGATCGTTGCGCCACACGCGAAACGCCATCGTTACCTGCCGCGGCGCCATAATGCCGCGAAAAATCATAAAAGCGGCGTAAGCAGAGTCTGGTTCGTTTTCTTGTTGTTCCCAGAGTGCCGGCATAGATCACATATTTTCACCGCTGCTAAAAAAGCATTCACTCTCCATTCACTTTAAAGTGTACTAGCCATTCACTTTTGCCAGAAGTGAACGCGCCTGGGGAGAAACGTCATTCACTTCCGGCTCTCATCACGGGGTCTCTAACATCGCTAACCCTGCCACAATAAAAGGAGATTGCAAGAGAGTGAGTGGAAAAGTGAATAAAGTGAGTGAGACTCACTTTAAAGGAAGGCGTTTTGCCAAGCGTCAAGAATACTCTCACGCTTGATAGGCATACAAGGCATGTCAAACGGATAAGCGACGCCACGCTCCGAGAGCAGGCGAGCAACAGCCAACACGCATTTCTGACTGAGCCCTGCCTGAAGTAATTGCGAGGGTGAGAGATCGGCCAGGTCTCCCATTGTTTTGAGATGAGGGAATTCCCTCATGAGGCCCCACCCATAGATAGGCAAGAAAGCCGGCGGGTAGAGATCAAGCAGGATACATCGCGGATCTTCCTTCTCTCGACGGGCTTGTTCTTCTCGGGCAGCCTGCGCTGCTTCCTGCTGGCGGTAGCGCCCTCCTCCATTCCATGAGAGCAGCTTTGTGTTGGCCTTTTTGAGGCGGTAGTCAACCTGCGCTCTTGTTAGATTCAGGCGCTTGCCAATATCCTTAATGGACAGAGCTGGATCGCCCAGTCCGTAGCGATACGCAAAGACGTACTCTTCTATGGGTAGAAGCGTAATAATCAGCAAGTGGCGGGCGTCGTCTTCGTTAAATAGCACCATAATATCCTCCTGAGTGTCTCACGGTGGAATAGACTAGTTCCCTCACTCCTGAGCCACAAGTCGGTCCTCGATCGTCCTGTCGTTGCGCCTATCGGGCTTTCGCCCGCTCACGGCGCTATTTCTGGGAACCACCAGAAGAAGACCTGCTCTTTTTTTTTGCTCAGGGTTCTTTTGTTTTTTTTTTTTTTTAAGAAAAACAACCATACTTAAAAACGCTGGACATAAATTATCATTTAATATATAGTATATTTTATGGAAAAGAAACTACTCAATTTAGCGCAAGCCGGAAGAATTATTGGTATGACGCGGGGCGGTGTGCATGACGCAGTGAAGCGGGGCGCTCTCAAGGCCGACCGACATGGTCCCTACCCGCTTGTTTCGGAAGAAGACGCTTTACATTATAAACAACATCGGCCAGGGGTTGGCAGGCCGAAGAAAATTCTCCAACAAAATCAACCCTAAATAATTATTTACACAATATACTTGACATTGCTTAGTATATTGTGTATATTGAACATATCAAAAGAAAACAGTCACTCACCGGAACACGACGCGGTAGAAGACGAGGTCGAACCGGGTGGACACTGACAGTACCGAGAGCGGTCATGCTTTTGAGACTCAGCTTTTTCTTTATGCTTCCTCTGACGAGGGGGCAGAAAGAAGGAGAAACGAGCATGGCAGAACAAACCACAAGTCAAAAAATCAAAGTACGGGCGTGTCAGATTATCTGCAAAGATCATCCTGAGTGGGGAACCTGGGGAGTGACGGAAGACCATGGTGGATACTTCGATATTTGCGCACCACGTCGAAATCGAATCCTCGACAAATGGGAAGCTGACCACTTCTGGGAAGTCGTCGAACGCTAGCCAGAGTCCAGCCCGCGTCGCACGGGTTGGGCTATGTTTAGTGGTACAGGAGTTATGAGGATGCGAGAAATCAACATTATTGCGGACAATGGCGGCGGGTTGACCTTACAATTGATAGATGATGACAACAACCGCTACCAGCACTATTACGACAGTCCTGGCGTGATATCCGCTGACATAAAAGAGGCGCAAACGAATAACAATTTTGCGGCCTGGGACGGTAATGAGGCAGAAGACGAGGACGGAAACGACTTGTGGCTATATGTGGGGCAGGAGCAGATAAAAAACGGAGGCTATAGAGAGCTAACGCCGGACGACTTACTCAAGGTGAAGCTAGATGACTGCTCATGGCGCAACGTCCGCGAACTCGCAATTGCCTATCGGTCCTAAGTCTACACCCCACAGAGCCCTACGGGGCTCTGCTAACAGCAACACACTGACGAAGGAAAGGAGCAACGAGGATGAAACTCTACACGCTAGAAAATGCCTTGAGCGATATGGACTACACACGAATACTTATCACCGCCTACGATCCGCTGTTTGACATCTACTGGAGCCTCACGCTGGCTGCGCAATTCTGGAGTTCGACGCAAACAGACTAACCGCTAGCCAGAGTCCACCCCGTGCGGGTCGCGGGGCGGGCTATGTTTAGTGGTAAAGGAGTATCGAGGATGAAAGGCACATACAATTTTCACGGATTTCTAGGCAAAGGGGAAAACAAGCGGGCAGCACAGGCTGATGCGCTTGAGCAGGCGGGAAATTTCCTAGAGCAGAATTTCACGCCCATCCTTCTGAGCTGGCGAGGGAATAGCTTGATTATCTGGACAACACCACAAGGCTACTGCTCAAGTCTGTTACTCGATGGCACGAGTCCGGTTGCGTGTGCGACCATGTACGGAGCGGATCGCAGTCTGACAGAGGTTGTTGATGGCTGTAAATATCACCTCGTGCAAGTGGGATGGGTGCCGGGAGAATCCGCAGAGTGTGAGTTCCTCCCTGAGAGCTACAAGGCGGAATTTGCCAGCTGGGTGAGATTTCAGAATGCCTACCGGCAGAGGCGGGCTGACGGAGCGACGGACCAAGAGGCGCGAGACTACGCATGGGAACGATACGCAGCCTAACCCACAACGCGCCCCCGGCTGTGCGGGGGCCACACCACAAGGAGGGAGCATCGTGTTGAGTGAAAAGAGAGCGTCGATTACTGGACCGCAGGAATCGTATCTAAAACGACTCATTGACCAATGCTTTGCAAAGCACCGCTGGCCGAAAACAGGATTTCATTACCTTGACCGGAATCACCTTGATATTTTGTCCATGAACGAAGCAAGCCGCGCAATCAATGCGCTCAAGGAATGTCTGTCTCGTAAGGAAGACTAACCGCTCGATGGAGTCCAGCCAGCGTCTTACTGGTTGGGCTATGTTTAGTGGGTAAAGGAGTTACGAAATGACGATGTTACGATTCCCCTCTGTGGCATACGGCGAAACCAACGCGTACCTTATTGCGAAGTCCTACGACTTGGCGTCGGTCGGTAGAAATTGCCGGACAGTGGTTCCGTGGGCCAGGACATACGACACCTATGGTGATCGGGATGTGCAACACTCGCACGAATACAACATTCCAGAGGAACGACTCGTTGACTTTCTGGAGAGCCTCGGCGTGTTCTTTCTGTCAGCAAGTGAAGACGAGAAAGCCTTTGTCGCTGACTGCTGGCGCATGTATGAACAGGCATATCCAAAGGATGTGCTCTTCTATGCAGGGCTCAAGCACAACGAGAAGAAAGACCAATACTATCACCCCAGCGACTTAAAAGTGACGACGGCGTCCAGCAAGCAATACGATAAGAGATGGTTGCTGGTCCCCAGCCGGGCAGACGGTTCCGCAGAATCTATCTTCGGGCTGATGTTCGGGCGAGACGGGCAACTCCTGCCCTCACTCTTTGAGAGCTATCGCCTCTACTCACAGATAGGAGAGACCCTCAAAATCCTGGAAAAGTATTATGTTGACCCCTACTACTTCATTTTTCCCCAAGAAATGGAAAAACGCGCGTACAATAACAAGTACAAATTCGAGCGTGTCTTCATGGTCGTCTCTGGCCTGATTGAGGGGTATCAACAATGGCTCTGGAGTAAGGGGGCATTGGAAAAAATGCAGGAAGAGAAAGCGGAAGAACAGCAAGCAGCCTAACCCACAACGCGCCCCCGGCTGTGCTGGGGGCCACAACACAGGGAGGAACATCATGAACGACGACATGATCTTACGCGCGCACGGGAACGGAGTAGAAGCGTTCCATCCCACTGAGTCAGTCCATCAGCTCGAAGACGGACGATGGGGGGTCTGGGTCGAATTTACCGACGTGCCGCCCTTGCGGACCCCGTACTTTCCTTTGTCCAGGCTTTACGGGTTTCACCTCATTCGTGAAACGAAAGAGGTGCTAGAAACCTACCTCAGTGAACAGCAGCAACAATCAAAGCAGTATCTCGCTGAAGACTAACCACCCAGGGCAGGCTCCGGCCTGCCTCACACGAAGGAGGAGCGTAATGGAGCATAAACCAGTAAAGGCAGAAGAAGAAATTACACACACCGCCGTCTGCGGATTCCCACACGGGGCATGTGGGACTGCATACTATCTGTATGTGGTTTGTGAGTGTGGAGTGAAAGAGATCGCAGAGCAGGGGGGGAATGTTTCCTCCCAATACGCAGGGGAGGAACCCTATCCTGAGAATTCCCATTTTGGGCGGGTGCTGACGCGAGCAGAAATACGTGAGCTGCCCCTCGTATCAGGGGGACCTCTCCACCCTGACAGCGGGTGCCCCCATGAGGGGTATCCATGTCAATTTGACGGGTGTTGTGAATGCTAACCAGCAGCAGCCCCTCCGGGGGCCTCACACGAAGGAGAAAACATCATGAAAGAACACTGTAGTAATTGCGGACAAGCTCTGAGTGAGGAGAACATCCAGTTAGCGCTCGAAGATGCTGGAGAAGATCCTCAAGAGCTCTTAACCGAGGTCTCAAGGGGGGACGGGAGAAACTGGACAGCAACAAAGCTCGATCGGTATCGTTTTTTCTGTCCTCGCTATAGCGACGAGCGAGGCTGTCCTGGCTACAGCGAAAAAGACGGAAAGAAGATGGCGTACTGGTCCACGAGCTAGCCCCCTAGTCCAGCCTTTACGGGGATGGAACAAAAAAGAGAAGGAGAAAATAATATGAAAACAAAGAAAACACGAGCAGAACTTGAGAATAAATATCTTGAAAAGTGGACCACAATACAGAACCGCTTAGACACAGGAGACTATGAACTTGGCTCTACGTTCCGTGAAAAAGACCACCTCAGCGTCATGGCGGAACTGCTCAAGGAAATAATCAAGGATCTCTAACTAACCACCCCGGCTCCTTCGGGAGCCTCTTTCGCTACGCCCCTTCGGAGAGAGGGGGCAGAGAGAAGGAGATGAGACGATGGAAAACAGAATCACCCACTGGACACAGCTCGCAGACGCCTCCACAAGTGCAGCGGAGATCGTAAGCGATTGGCAATCGGAACGGCCAGGAGCGCAAGGCTTGAGTGACTTCTCTGAATGGCTCCAGGTGCGAGCGTCGCAAATTGATCCTACCACTTTTGAAGAGGTCGCAGACAATACCAACTGGGAAGTAGTTGCTCGTCAAATTATGAAGGACGCAGAAAAGGAGGACTAAATGCCCCACTTTGAACCCCAAGCCAACGGCTACGAGGAGGCGCTCATCAGGGATAGCACGGTATCCGTGATAAGCAGGCTTTATCAAAGAGAACGGCGTAAGGTCTGTAAACGCGCAAAAGCCAAGCTTTCGCGTAGCTTGGCTCTGCTCAGGGCACAGACAATTGAAGGATGAACAGACAAGGAGAAGCATAGCATGACCCAACTCACAGTCAAGCTCAACAACGGCGCAAGGGTTGCCGCGAAGATGTACAAGGGACAACCCTACGCGTTGCACTATACGAACCGAACACAGGCACTACGGAAACAGCAGGAACTCGGGGCAGAGTGGGAAATTCGCCATTGGGGCGTACCCTTTTTTGTCGTGCGCTGCCACACGGATAATTGCGGACACACCGGCGCGGCTCGTGGTCCGAGCTGCGTACTCACCTGCGCGTGTTGGTGTCACGCCGTGGAAAAGTAAAGGAGAAAAGGACAATGCTATCAATAGCCGACTATATGATTTTCTGTATTATTGGGGGATTGTTATTTTTGGGCTTGCTAGCCATATCAACAAGTCTCAACAAAGTAGCAGGTGCGATAACTGAAACGAAGCAACCCGTGCGTAGCTGCAAACTAGGCACGGGCGTAGACCAAACGAGACAGGAGACACAACATGGAGAATAGCATTGAAACGATTGCGAGACAAATCCTGGAGCGGATTGACAAGGAACGGAAGCTGAAGGCGCGATGTGGACTGGACGACGATACATTGCGGGTGGCGATTGTCGGTTTTCACGGCACCACCGGAGTGGACGCAACTGTCACAAACAACGGGGAAGAGTATGGCGTGTATCTGTGCGAGCTTATTGCGTCATGCACCTGCAAAGACTATGAGCACCGCCAAAAACCCTGCAAACACGCAGCGGCGGTCTGCTATACCATCCTCGGCACAACTACCCCCGCAGCCCCAGAGACCTTTACCTGTGGCGAGAAAGTGCAGCTTCGAGGCATTTCATCACGAGTAGGCACGGTACGATGCGTCTCCGAGTTTATTAGCGTGGATTGGCCTGCTCTGGGGCGTAGGCCGGCATGTACGAATGCGCACACGCGAGTCGAATTAGAAAGGGCGAGGCCATGAAGACTTTCATAGCCTTTTTTGCATGTATACTCTTCGCTTTATTCTTTTTTGGGTGGGCTTTTATAGCCTCAGATTGCGAAGAGCAACTCTCTGCCCTTGCCATGGGGCTTACCTGCCTGACCCTAGGACGCGCGGTTGAATTTTTGACCTCTTAGAAAGGAAAAACACCATGACCAAAATACTCCACATTACGGCAGCGGGCACTATCGTCTATGCGCTGAGAAGCGATGGTCAAGTCTTCGCCGGCGAGATCGGAGACAGCAAGTGGATTCAGATGGCGCCGATTCCCCAAGTCGACGCGCCCGAAGAGACGGAAAGCGACCCCATGATTTTCCTCCCTGATGGGCAATCCGTGCGGGCGGCAGTGGTAGCCGTTATACAGCGCCGACTAGGCGGGTATCCCCTTGCAGACGGGACGTTGCAACTCCCCTACGTGCAGATTACGTGCAAAGGAACGGAGCAACAGCCGGGGGCAATTCTGCACGTAGACTGCGAAACCTGGGATGACACCTTGCTGCTTACTGAAACGATCAACGCCCAGCTTGGGAAACGCAGAGGAGAATCGTAAAGGAGAAAACAATGATCAAAGTACTACGAATCACAGCAGTGATGTTGGGAATCTTGTTAAACCATACACCTCTACAAGGAGCAGAAACCGTGCATTATGGATATTATAGTCAACATGCAGCTGATCGAATACAAGGGCAAATGGCAGACGGGTCACGCCCCCCACTATATAGTATATGGAAGACACCCGATGGTCGGGAAGTCATAACAACTGCGGTGTACGATACCCCAGATATGCAAGAAGTGAAAAGAACGTACCGCTGGGACGATGTTATGTATGTCGGACCAGTGACAACGTGGGTGCGTAACGTACAGTAAGGATACCCTCGCTAACTCTCTTCATGCCCATCGGTCGGACTCCGGCCTTGCTGGAGTTCGGCTTCAATCATCGCCTGCCTTCTCGCATGCGCTTGCTGCTCGTAGCGCAACGCGTCCAACACGCCTTCCATCATCTTGACTAGCGCCGCCGTAACGTGGGCGGATCTCGTCTCGTCATTCAACAAATACTGTAGTAATGCTTTTGGGTCAGCTGTCATACTCGCTATCCTCTATGGGAGAGAGGGTTTTTGGTACAGGCAACAACGGGGGAAGGGTGGGGACAGGTGGTTGAAGTTGAGAAAGAGCATGCCTCGTTTCGTTCTCCACTTGCTGCAAATGCCGCACCGTGGCCGCTGTGGCTTCTTCTCCTGGCGTTACCGCGGGCAAGTTCACACCCTGAATTAAGAGCTCCTCGAGCGAGGCGTACAGTGGCGCGAGCGCACGATGGTGCGTGAGTAGTTCACCAAACAACGCTAACAATGCCCCCACATCAGGCGAAACCGGCGCCGCGGGAAGGGGTGTGGGCCCTGGCCGCTGCCGTTTCTTCACACTTCCATCCTCACGCAGCTTATATCCTAACTGCTCCCACAATTCCTTTTCTTGTTCGAGGTTCGGCCACTGCTTCCCTTTCTCCCAATTCCATAAAGTCTTGAGCGAAATAGACAGCAGGCGCACGAGCTCCAAATGAAACCCTCGTTTACTTTCCGCAAGCAGTTTGCGTAACAGCGCTTTTTTGTCAACGATATTCATAAGTTAGCGGACGGCAAGAGGTTACTTGACATTTCTTGTAATTCCTTGTACGGTCATATTATGCAAAGTCGGACAAAAGAGTCAAAGACGGACAGTCTGGAACAGGCGGAAGGGGCGGTGTTTGTCACGGTGGGCGCGATCGCGGCGGCGCTGGGTTATTCGGCGCGGACAGTGCGGCGGTTGCTGGAAAAGGGGCATTTGCCGGGCCAAAAAATTGGGGCGGGATGGCGCATGCATCGTGACGACTTTGCCAAACTGACGGCGCCGCAACTGACGGATACTGCGGCCTAACTCTCGTATTTTATCGATAGGGTAAAGGAGTTGTCTCATGTCACATTTTTCCAGTTTCTTAATGGCAGATTCGGAGTTGAAACGGGATGGGTTTCAACATTTGGGCTATGCCTTGGATGGGGCGGATAGCGCCCAAGACACGTCGTACTGGCTGGACATTGAGGGCGAGGGCACGGTCGTTGAGGGACATGCGGAGTGGGGCAAGGATCTCTACACGCTTACGCCAGAAATGGCGGACGTGGGCTTGCTGCCGGCGTTGCTGAAGATTGTCAGAACAGAAAAACCAGGGCTTTCCCTGGAGGAGTGTACCAGTGTAGCACTGGCGCGCGCAAAACAACTTGGTTTCATTCCTATCCCTCTTCATACACAGTCATCCTCTGCGTCTGAATGTCTTGCCCCCCTAAAATAGCGTATGTACGCAGCCGTACGCAAGCGGCTGCGTAAAAAAGGAGGCGGTCGTGGCGCTTGATAACGATATTCTCTTCGACGTCTTTGGTGGGGAAGTGGTGAAGGAAGACTGCTTCGCGACGATGCGACCGATGTGCTGTGTGGGGAAACATCGGGTGGGCGGTGTGTGGCTGACCGGACAGCGTACCTACTGCGTTGAGCATGGGATGGATGTGGTGGATGAAGTAACGGCAGTGTTGCGAGGAACTGTACAGGCGGTGGCGGTGCAGAAGGCAAAGCCGATCAAGAAGAAAAATGTGGAAGAGACGGGGGAATTGTTGTGAGGACGATCATCCTTGAGCCAGGGGAATCGCGAGCACACTACATGCTGCGCGTAGCCGCTGCCTATATCCGGGAACATTGCCCTGAAGGGGTAATCATTTTTGATGAGGCCGAGTGTAACGGCTGGTGTGTAGCCGATAATTGTGAGAGTGCCGCGAGCGAATTGCCGGAGGAGCAACCCTAATGAGATTTCTGTCCCTATTCGCCGGAATTGGAGGGTTTGAACTTGGACTTGAGCGACAAGGACACCGATGTGCGGGACAAATCGAAATTGACCCTTTTTGCCGACGAGTCCTTGAACGACACTGGTCACATATTCCCCGCTGGCCTGACGTGCGGGAGTGGAAAAGCAACGGGGATGAATATTCTTCTTTCTTTCCGAACGAATCAGACAGGAGCGCAAGGGCCGATACACAGTTACGGAGTGACGGACAGTCTTGCTCAAGACCACCCACCGGCAGTGTTGATCTCCTCTGCGGTGGATTCCCCTGCCAAGACCTCAGTGTCGCCGGAAAGCGGGCAGGACTTAGCGGGGAACGCTCCGGTCTCTTCTGGGAAATCGTCAGGATTGCCAAAGAAGTCAAGCCGCAGTGGGGGCTTTTCGAGAATGTCCCAGGGCTCCTTTCTTCCCATCATGGACGCGATATGTGGACCGTCCTCAACGGGCTACGGGAGTGCTGGCCTATTGTCGGCTACCGGGTTCTCGACAGTCAGTATTTCGGAGTCGCCCAGCGACGGCGCCGCGTGTTCTTTGTCTGCGGTCCTACAGAGTCAGGTGTCCGCGCAATACTGTTTGAGTCCGCGAGCAGCAGCGGGGATTTTGCGCCGAGCGGAGAAACGGGGAAGAGAGTTGCCGCCACCCTTAGAAGCCGCACTGTCCCGCCTAGCGGACACATGGCAGGCCGAGGGGGAGAAGACGATATGAATTTAATTGTTAACTGTTTCAACGGCTACACGGGAGGCCCAGACGATAACGACGCGCAAGGAAGTCATCTTGTTGCAGGAACACTGACCTCCGGCTTTACAACAAAGGGACATGGAAGAGCAGGCGTCAACGATCAAGAAATAGGCAAGTTGATTCCTCAAAATGGAGTCCGCCGCCTGACTCCTATCGAATGCGCCAGATTGCAGGGGTTTCCCGATGATTGGCTCTGTCTCTGTCAACAGATTCCGTGTGTCTGCCCTGATGGGCCACAATACCGGGCGTTAGGGAATGCCGTCACTGTCAATGTCATAGAATGGTTCGGCAAACAATTCAGAACGGAAGGGGCGGCCTAATGTTTACCCATGACGCGAGTTCACGCTCCTGCGGATCACCCCTCCTTCGCAGCGGCAGCGCAATGCTGCCGGCGTCATTCCTTGTCCAGAGCGGAGGCTCTCCTCCTTTGCCTACCGCTCTGGCAGTCGCTGCGCAGGAGACTCTTCTCCCCCCTGCGCAGCGCTCACGAGGTTTCTATGACCTGTACGCAGATTTTTCAATGGAGTCAGCGGCGCCACAAGCTACGCATTGCGAGGTGGACGTGGAGAAGCGGAGCGGAAGGAACGCCGCGCGTCACCACCAGGTTCTCGATTGCCTTGCGACCGGTGCTCTTTCGCTGGCGCTGGTACGGCGAGAGAGATTGGCAGCTCGTCGTGCTGGGGGTGGCGCTGCATTTTCATCAATCAGCCCGACCCAGTGTGTTCTTAAAACAAGGGAGACCGTATGGCTTCGTTGACTGAATATGTCGTTGAACTTGAAGCCGAGATCAAACAACTCAAGTCTCGTAGGTTAGTGGCAGTGCTCGTAAGTGTAGCCTGCGGGTTTGCACTCGGCGTGTTCTGGGCGCTGGTCTGGAGAGCGTCGTGACGGATGACAAAAAATGCTCAGTCACAGACTGCCCCACTGCCGCACGGTGGCGGGTGCTGGTGGGAACACTATGGGTGCCGTTCTGCGATGCCTGTATTTTGAGACGCGGCGGACCCCACAGAAAATAAAGGAGGAAGTCATGGAAGAACAACATGTTGATCGCCCAGAACTCGGGGAATGGTGGTATCAGTGCCGGGACTGCCACAACTACCAGATCAACGCACGATGTGGGGTCTGCGACGAGTGCCGGTCAGAGAATGTGTGGCCGGTCTCAAAGAGCACAAAGAAAACTCTCACGTTGGGGCGCACGGTGATCTTTCTCGGCGTGGGGCGCATTCCGAAAATCTATCACAAGGACAACGGATAATGCGCGCGTTGCTCGCCTACAAGTGCTCCGAATGTGGAGCCCTGAGTACGGAACAAAAACTCGGAGCGCCGAATCTCCGGTGCCTCTTGATACCGGACGGCTACGCCTGTCCACGCTGCAAGACGCATCATGTCCAACAGGACGACGCGGTGCGGTGCTGTCGGAAGCGGAATGTCAAAAATCCAACACAGAAAGGAGAAGGTGTGAAGGTCCGATCGTGAGATTTGATTGGCCCCGCGGGATGAGAGCGGGGCCAACTGACGGGTAAGGATATAGGAGTTATCGAGAACCCGCTCACTATACCAAACAGAGCGGCGGTTGCAAGAGAGAGGAAACGAACGATGAAACATAGTCCGCCGCCATGGCGGCAAAGCGAAAAACAACCGGATACCATCGTCTGCGACACGGAGATCCCATCGCAGTCAGAGGAGCACAGACAACAAGATCAAAAATGGTACGGCGGTCATTGTATTTGTGAGTTCGTCACACTGGAGAATCGCGCACTCATTCTCGCGGCGCCAGAACTGTATGAAGCTCTCCAGGCTCTCGAAGAAGCCGAGACGGCGAATGCGAACTGTCAAGAATGCAACGGAGAGGGCGTGCCTGAACTCTGCGAGGCATGCTTTCCACTTTTTGACGATGCACGCCTGAAGCGCCGTGCGATCATCGCACGCATAGACAAAGAGGAATCGTAATTATGGAAGATCCACAATTTGCTTACACACTAAGAGAGTTGCTCCCAGGATTAAACAAAGCTGCCGCGGAAGCGATGGGGCTCCTTCCGCAAGAAATGCTCACGGCGCATTACATTGCAACGAAGCACGGTCCCAACGCATGGGAGGCAGTTGAAGCCGAGTATGGGCCGCGCCCTGACACGACCCCTCTACAGAAGGTTGCATTGACAGCCCTAGTCGGCATTGTCAACGCGCATCAACGCATCCTGGGCGTGCTCCAGTATGCCAAGTTACTGAACGCGGCGCCGCCCGATCTGCGTCTTGGGAAAATGAGTAAGGAAGGATGGGCAAAGTAGCATGTCAACCGAACGTAAATACGAACAACAGGCCGGGAACATTCGCTATCTCTGCCCAGCGTGCCAACAACCCGCCATCCAGCCGGTCACGCTACGAGAGCACGACTATGTGTGTCCGATTTCACAAAAGCTCGTGAAAGCTGCTGAGATCAAAGCGGCGCCGCAACTCGAACTCAAAGAGCTGAAGTAAACATTACCACAGAAGAGAACACACCATGAAAAAAGAATCGACAGCACTAACAACGGTCACCTCACTGGCCCCACAATATGAAACCTTTCACGAAGACGGCGAGGAGATTAGAGAACTTGTCGAGGAATACTTCCGGGATGGGATCAACGAAACCGATCTCCATTTGATTAAGGTCCCGAAGGCGCCAAGCAAAACGTGGGATCTTCCCGGCGAGGTGTCCGCGCGTACCTTTACCGGCGTGATCTTGGGCGTGCGGGAACATCGGCAATTGTGGAAGAACCCTTTTGAGCAGAACGACGGCGAGGCGCCCGTCTGTAAATCGCTGGATGGCATTATGGGAGTTGGGATTCCTGGGGGCGCCTGTGCAATCTGTCCCAAAGCGGAGTGGGGTAGCGGAAAAGACGGGGAAGGCACGGCGTGCCCGCCGCGCACCACGTTTTATGTGTTGATGCCGGGCGACACATTGCCCGTGCGGCTTGACATGCCCGTTGGAGCTACCAAACAGTTACCCACGCTGAATCGCGATTTACTCAACGCCCGTGCTTTCAAAGCGGATGTCGTTATCACGTTTGGGCTCAGTGAAGTGCCGCGCGGGAAGAAAAAGAGCGGCACGTACAATCAAGTCACATTTACCATTGTTGAGAGGTTCGACGACGCAACCAAGCTCCGCTCTCGCGCCTATGCCGCGTCGTTGACTGCGACCCTCGGGCTCAAAGGGGCGGTCAAGAAGCAGGGGGCAATCAGCGTGAGGGCCGACCTCGACGAAGATGGCCCCCCTGAAGATATGGATGATATTGACTGGGGGAATGACAGCAAAGACATGGGCGGTCCCGCCGAACACTAAAGCATCCAAAGTCGGCCCCCCGGTTTCTACCGGGGGGAAAGGAGGCGTGTTGCATGGGTCTTATTCTGTACTGCGACGGATCGGTGGAGCCGTTTAATCCTGGGGGCGTCGCTACCTATGGCGTGTCCGCTGTGGAGAACGGAAAAGAAGTTGACACAATTGCTGAGTTTTTAGCGGAAGGACCAGGAGTTACGAATAATCAAACAGAGTACCTTGCGATCAATCGCGCTGTCCAATTGGCAATCTGGCATTATCGTTTGCAAGAACCCATTGAAATTCGTTCAGATAGTCAACTCGCAATTCGACAGTTGCGAGGAGAATATCAAGTAAACGCGCCCTTGCTTCGTCCTCTCTGGGAAGAAATACGTGAGCTGGTCAAGGAGTTACGGACAGTCACATTTACGTGGATTCCCCGTCTACAGAATCGACGGGCGGACTTCCTCGCACGAAAAGCCTACCGAGAGCATGTCACAAGCCATGGGACGGCATGTGTCGGATGGGGAACGGTGTAACTATGCCTCCTCTCACTGGTCCAGGGAGCGAGATCGCTGCGCTCGTCACAGCGAAGCGACGACAAACAAACTCAATCGAAAAACTCCAACAGATGCACAAGGAGATGCTTGCGCTCGCAGACCAAGCCTACGCACTGCAGTGCCCGCTGTTAGGCGAACAACTCCGGTTAGCGGCGCATAGGGCGACTGAAGCAATCCTCCTCATAGACAATTCATAAAGGCAATGACGTGACGATGCACACTTCCCCAATGTTGTCCCTCGCCCAAACCGGGTTGGCGTTGGGATTTTGTGTGATTCCACCGGAAGAAGACGGCAGCAAGAAACCCATTGGGCCCTGGCGCACCTACGAGCACCGACTCCCCACGGCCGCAGAGATTCAGCACTGGTTTCCTCCCACACGCCAAGGCATTGGCGTCATCGCCGGCGCGGTCAGCGGGAACTTGGAAGTGTTGGACTTTGATCACTGGGACACCTATCAATCGTTTCTCGCTCGAGCGCGAGAACAAGGACTTGAAGCGCTCGTGTCCCGTATTCGAGCAGGCTACGAGGAGCAAACGCCGAAACCTGGAGCACATTTGCTCTGGCGCTGTTCGACGATCGCTGGGAACCTGAAGCTCGCCTGCACACAGACCTACCAGACCCTGATTGAAACCCGAGGAGAAGGCGGATTCTGCATTTTGGCGCCAAGTCATGGGACCGTGCATGAATCCGGTAAACCGTATCGACGTTTACAAGGCGGCTGGGAATCCATTGTGACCCTGACCCCCACAGAACGAGACGCCATACTCACTCTCTGCCGATCGTTCGATGAATCGCCTGTACGGCCTGAATATCACCCTCCTCCTACGCAACAACCCACACAGAACGGCACGCGGCCTGGCGATCTCTTTGCCGCGGCCACGTCATGGCGTGACATTTTGGAGCCGCATGGGTGGCAATGGGTGCGACGCATTGGAGAGGTCGACCATTGGCGCAGGCCAGGGAAGCAGCGCGATGTGAGCGCCACGACCAATTATGCCGGGTCAGATTGTTTCTATTGCTTTTCCAGCTCGACGCAATTTGACACAACGAAGGGCTATCAGAAGTTTAGCGTCTACACCCTGCTCAACCATAACGGGGATTATGGCGCGGCGGCGCAAGCGCTCTACAAGCAGGGGTTCCGGGGAGAGAGAGTGACAACAGGAACACAGGAGACGAGCGAGAAACCCTCAGTTGCACCCCCGAAGAAAACACGCCCTTCCAAAACAATCATCTCGTTTAATCCCCTCGAAGTCAAAGAAGCGCTGACATTTATCTCTCCAGCCACCCGTGAGACGTGGCTGAAAATTGGGCGGGCGTTAGCATCGACGCGACACACATCAGCATTTCATCTCTGGGACGAATGGAGTCGGAAAGACGAACACTACGACGAGGGCGATCAGTACCGGACCTGGGAAACCTTTCACGAAAGCGGAGTTGGGACTGAAGAGAGCGTCACACTAGGCACACTCTTCAATCTAGCGAAGGGACATGGCTGGGATAGGGAAGCGGGATGGGGGAAAGGGCTACTCACGACACAACAGGGGAATCCTATTGCGTGTCCTGCCAACATGAGCTTGATTTTGCGCCATACGCCGCTGTGGCGCGACAATCTCAAGTACAACAGCTTCACAGGTCAAGCCGAGTACGGAGAACCGCAATTTGACGAATATGGACGTGGATTTGATGCCCATGGCTGGAGTGATACCGACGACGCGCGGTTAGCCGATTATCTCCGGCAAGAGTTCCGCATGGCAGTGATGCACCTCGGCCACTGTACGCAAGCCGTCGACCATGTGTCACGAGATTTTCAGTATGACCCAATTACGACATGGCTAGACGCCTTGCCGGAATGGGATCAGGAAGAACGGTTGTCTTATTTCTTCTCTGATTTCTGCAACATGAAGCAAACGCCGTATACAGCATTCTGTGGCCGGTCGTTTTTCCTGTCCTTGGTTGCTCGCGCCTATAAGCCTGGATGTCAGGTTGATACCGTCATAGTCCTCGAAGGAGCGGAAGGGTCAAAGAAGACGAGTCTCTGTCGGTTGGTTGGTGGCCCTTGGTATAAAGCCCTCTCTGTTAGTTTTGAGACGAAAGACCTCTTCCTTGCCTTACGCAGAGCATGGGTTGCGGAACTCGCGGAACTCGATGCCTTCGCCCGGTCAGGACAAGCCAGGATTAAGAGTCTCCTGACCATGCTTTCTGATGCCTACCGACCTGCCTATGCTCGCCATGAGATTGACCAGCCGAGGCGTACTGTTTTTGTCGGAACAACAAATGACCCTGCCTATATCGTTGACCCCTACGGCGCCCGCCGCTTCTTCCCGGTTCAAGTCGGAGACATCAACCTCAAAGCAATCGGAGATTCACTCTTTCAACTCTTTGCAGAAGCCAGAGCAGCATACCGTGCAGGAGAACAATGGTGGACGGATGACCCCATTATCATGGCAGAAGCAAACGAAGTGAGACAATCCGTTCGAGAAGATGATCCGTGGGAAGATAAAATAGCAGATTTCATCACCGCACGTCCTGGCAATGTGATCCTTCAAGACATCTTTGGCTCGCTCTGTCTCGACGTACCCGCCGAACGACGTACCCGCGCCATGCAAACCCGTATTGGCATCATTCTTAAAACATTGGGTTACGTAAAGAAACGAAGACGTACAGATAGTGGGGACAGCGACCGAGAATACTACTACGTGAGGTCATGAGTCGGGACGGGTTAAATCTATGAAAACATTAAAGAAAGTAACATTGTCCCTACTGTCCCGTCCCAAACTGGGGGTGCAACATATATATACACACGTAACACACGAACACGTAACACACGTATATGTACACACCTACACGTACTTATCTTTTAAATCTCTTCTAGGTAGGGAAGGTAGGGACAGTATATATAGGTGCGCGGATTCTCAGGAGAATTTTTGTCCTTACTTGGGGTACAAGGTTGGACAAAGTTCGACCATGTAGGGTCATAGAAGGGGAGTTATGAAAGGCGGCATAACGGCATGGATCAAGAAATAGAGAATCTATCAGAGACTTCGTATCAGAATCCAAAAGACGCGTACTTCACATACGCAGACAGCAAGCCCGCGTCGACGGCGCAGAAGAAGACATTCTCCTCCATGTTCACCAATCGTCTCGGGAAGGATCTCTCGGAGGCGATGCTCAGCAACGAGGCAATTTTACCCTGTCAGTGGACCGAATCACCAGCGATTCGTACGCCGCAACACGCCTTTTTGCACGCGATCTTACGGGACGCGAAGAATGTATTGGAAAAGAACGCGACGGATTTCAGGAAACGCGGGCGCCGACTGTATGCGGAGACGTGGCAATGGTTCTGGGAAGACGTGTCGACGGCGCCCGTGCCGTTTCGTTATCTCTGCGAGCATCTCAAGCTCGAACCAGACGGTATCCGACGAGAAATAGCGAAGCGGTTCACCGTCGAGGGGAAGAAGGTCGAGGACGAAGCACGCATTGTGTACCAGCAAGAAGGGCAAGCGCCGCATGTCGGTTCAGCGGCGCGTGTGCGTAATGTGAACCGCGGCTATGTGCCAGCGAGACGGGGGAAGATATGAGTCAAGACGACTGGACTGGCTGTTACGACGGCGGGTGGAAAGGGCTGATTGTGGAGGAAGCCTTTGCCCATCCCGCGAAGTTCTCTCGCGCTCTGATTGCCCGCATGTTCCAGCATGCGAAAGACAAAGGCTGGATTGTTCCCGGTTCCCTCATTCTTGATCCTTTTGGCGGCGTAGCCCTTGGTGCGTTTGAGGCCATGCGGGCAGGGTGTCAGTGGGTTGGTGTAGAACTGGAAGAAAAATTCTTGACGTTAGGCAACGCGAACATTGACCTGTGGAACAAGCGCTTCGCGACCATGCCGGGCTGGGGAACAGCGGTGCTGCTCCAGGGTGATTCGCGGTGCCTGAGTTCCATCATTCACGAGCAGGCTGATCTGGTCTGTGGGAGTCCGCCGTATGCAGAAGGGTGCGCCCATACTGGAGGCAGAGACCCAAAGCCAGAGCACATACAAGGGGGGCCACTGCCGTTTGTTGAGTACGGCACAACCGAGGGCCAGCTGGGGGCCATGGCCCCCAGTGATTTCTCCTTGATAGCGAGTAGTCCGCCATTCGAGTCGAGCAGTCACGCGGAACACAACCCAGCAAACATGACCGCAGGGAAAGCAGCGCGTGGCGGAGATAGTGCATTACGAGTGAAGCAGGATTACGCGGAGCTGCAGACCCCCGGCCAATTGGGCCGGGAGTCTTCTGACACCTTCTGGTCTGCCGCTCGTCAGATTGTCGAGCAATCGTTTCTGCTGCTGAAACCCGGCGCGGTGAGCATGTGGGTGGTGAAAGGGTTCGTCCGCAAGGGGGAGCTCGTCGACTTCCCACACCAATGGCAAGCGATCTGTGAGTCGGTAGGGTTTCAACTGCTGCACGAACATCACGCCATGTTGACGACGGAACTGGATGAACAGTTTCACCTGGACGGGTCGAGTAAGAGACGCACGGTCGAGCGGAAATCGTTTTTTCGACGCCTTGCAGAGAAGAAAGGCAGTCCGAAGATCGACTATGAGACGATTCTGTGTCTCAGAAAGCCATATTTGCCCATAGAGCCACGATCTTTTGATGTACGGGGAATTGGGCACGGAAATACCGAAGGGCAAGAAAAGCCAATTCTGTGCGAAAAATGAAAGAACAACTCAAGCGCTGTAAATACTGTGGGGGCCATTATCGCCCCAAGAGCCACGTTCACACGTTGACCTGCTCGCGCGAGTGTGGGCAGTCGTTGCGGCGACTCCGTGAGTTCGACTACCGAGTCCGGCAAGGGACAGATATGGCGCCGGGGTTTCTATTACAGGAAGAGATATAGCCCTATGCCTGCCGACGAACACTGGAAGTACCTCCCGATCCTAGGACTCGGTCATTATGCGATCTCCGACCAGGGGAATGTCTACAATATGCGCAAAAAGGCGAGTGTTGTGACGACAGCACAAGCCGGCCATCTGCATGTGTATCTGTACGACAACTTAGGCGGACATAATTTCCGAGTGGCGCGGTTGGTGTGGTTGACCTTTAAGGGAGAAGCGTGGCGAAGAAAAGGCTTCGGCTACAAAGACGGGAATTTCCGTAATTGCGCGCCAGAGAATTTGATTCCGAACATGGGGAAAGGGTAAGGAGCAAATGAACGAAATGCGAAAATGTCAGGATTGTGGGGAAGAATTTACAGACACGGGTGATTGTGTGTGCCCATTTTGTGGCAGCACCAACACTGAGATAGAGGAGGAAGCGAGATGATCTTTTGGCTTCTTGTTGTCGCAGTCGTTGCGGTTGTTGTGTCCGTAGTCCGCTGGCTTATCCACGCCGAAAAGAACGAGGAGATATGAAACTCAAGACCACACGAGAAGCACGGGAAGACGCACGCCGCCACATCACAAAAGGCGGAACAACTTTAGCAACGAAATGGTTACTGAATTTACTTAACGACTTCGCCACCTTGCAAGAGGAGCTGAACAGCGCACGGAAAGTGATACTCGCCTGTCACACGGTCTATGGGTCCATGGCCGCCTATGCCTGGCTCAAATCGCACCCCGAGCCGAAAGGGAAACATGTGGCAGACCCCGAGGCCGAGGCGGAACAGGCCAAAGAAGCGATGCTGGAGGATCGGTAGATGGAACACACACGAGCTGAGCAACCGGACCCCGTCAATCATCCGCCACATTATCAAGTAGGCGGCCTAGAGTGCATTGACGTGATTGAAGCTCTGGACCTGCCGTTCCATCTCGGGAACACGTTGAAGTACCTTTGGCGTGCTGGACGGAAAGACGGAACACACACGCTTGAAGACTTGAAGAAAGCAAGATTTTATCTTGACCGTCAAATCAGCCTCTTGGAGAAGCAATGAGCTACTGCAGCGACGACAACCCCAGCTCCCTGTACCAACTGTCACAGCATGAAACGACCGTCACTCTCACATGGAAAAAGCGCTACCCCAAGCGGGAGCGGTCCAAGGTGATGACGGCTGTGCAGAGCATATACCCGAACGCTACAGACACCGGCGAAGCGGTACAAATTCGCACGTACAAGGACGACACAAAGCCGGTGTGGATGTTCGTGCTGTGGAAATGTTTCGGAGGGATTGAATGAGCCGTGTGACGATTCCTGGCCGTCTTGTGAACAAGGCGAATTCCTATGAGATTCATCGCAACAAAGAGGGGCGGTCCTGGATTGCCCCAAGTGATGCCGTCAAGAGCTACGAAGCCTTGGTTGCGTGGTCCTTTCTCGCGCAAGAGAAACGAGAATGGGTACACAATGAACCGCTTGAACTCAAAATATGGCTCATCAATCAGCGCCATGATTGCGACGCCATTAAATCAATCGGGGATTCGATTCAAAAATCTGGACGCATTGGCAACGACAGACAGTTTCGCAGAATTATCATTGAGCATGTTGAAGGGAAAACGGCAGCTGTTGAACTCGAAGTCCAACCGATGAATTTTTGAGGGGGTATGAAACAAGCAAAAAAGACCTGGAAGAAAAGACTACCCACCGAAAACGGGTATTACTGGTGTAGACATGAAGATTCAGCCGATTCCTTCATGGTCAGAGTTGCAACAGATAATGGGAAATTTGCGCATGCTTTTGATATTCGACGAGATCAATATATCCCAGACGCATTTCTCCCTGAACACGAGTGGGCTGGCCCACTTCAACCACCGAAGGAATGAAACATGACAAACGAAGAATTTGACAAACGAGCCAAGGGGAATTTTGAAAAATGGGAAACGCTGTTTAGGGAAAAATCGGAGTTCGTCACTCCCGAAATGAAAGCGCAGTACGAAACCATGAAGGCTCTTTTTGAGTCATGGCAAAAACTTGCACGATTACTCATTAAGACATGCGAGATGCCACCGGAGGAGGGGCCAACGGCGACCCCACCAGAGATAGGCCACTAGCATTTTCCACGGAGCCGCCTGAGAATAAAAGAAAGGATTCGTTGCGGAGTCGTTTCACTTGGGCGGTTCTGATTTGTTGAAAGGAACGCTATGCAACAATGCGACCGCTGCCATCACTATTTGGGAAGAGAAAGAGAGCTGTATGGCTCCTACTACGCCACCCTGTGCCAAGACTGCGTCAATGCGTTGATTACCTTCACGCAAACGCAACCTTTTTGGAAACAAGAACTCACACTCATAGCGAGATGGGGGAGCTTTGAGGCAGGCAAGGCGGACCCTGACGACACAGCGCTTGCCATTACCATGGATCGTGAACTCAATTTCATAGAAGCTCGCACTGCCATTGAAGCCTGGATCAAGGCAGGGAAAAACAAAGGCTAACTATGCAAGTCACTGAACCCCGCGCCCTCGTCTTTCAAAAAACTTACTATATCTGCGACAGATGCAACGAAGATTTGTTAGTCGGATGGAAAGGGAATATCTGCATCATCTGCCAAGGCAATTTTTGCCACAGCCCAGAGTGCATTGATACGATAGACGTGCCCAGTAAGGGCACGGTCTTTGTCTGTCGTTATTGTTGCAGCGTAGGGGGAGACATCATGCTGGAGTTAGCGGACCTCGAATCTGAACGGCTCCGTAGGATGCAGCTCTGGAAAGCGCGATCGCCAAGTCCAGCGCTGCGGAAGGAAACAGTATGAGAATTGTCAACCTTGCCACATTTCTGACACTACCAGCAGGGACGCTCTACTCGAAGTATCAACCGTGCGTGTTTGATACTTTCTGCATTAAGGGGGAGAACATAGGAGAGATGGATTTTGGCTATCAAGATCTCGTGGGGGCTGTCGATGGTAAGGACGAAGGAGAAGTGGCATTCTTGTTAGAGGACTCACAGTACAACGGCACGAGCGTGCCGCTTGACTTTGACTCTGGATCTCGTGACGGGTGCTTTGATGAAAAGCAACTGTTCGCCGTTTGGGAAATTAAAGACCTTGAACAGCTGATAGCGCGGTTACTCGAAGCGAGAGTGGATATGCAGAAGACTACACCGCAATAAAGAGCTGGGGGAGTAAATGGCGAAGATACTCAAACCAGCCCGTGACGCTTGGCCTTGGAGCGCTATGCCGTGGATGGTGTGGAGCAAAAAAGAAGAGGAGCGGCAGTATACCATTGCCAAAGCAGGGGCGATGCCTGTGCTCTACGTGCGATCTTATCGAAGCCAGTATATTTGTGTCTGCGATCTCGTCTTTGCGTATCGAGGGCATCACTGCTTAATCTTCACACCAGAAGACTGTGCGCGAATTCGGCAACAGGTAACAGAGATATTCGCGCACAAGCCTAACCGTTCCTACCTCATTGGCAATATAGGACCGTCGTTTGTGAGGATTCACCACCTGACATTGGCTGAAGCAAAGGCGATGGCTGAGCTGTTGTGTACGCTCTGGAATTTGCGCTACTTCCCACAGGCTCCGGCAATAGGGGTAAGGCTTGCCTCATAAGCAGGCGCATGATTGATGGCATATGAGAGTTCCTCTATCCGTGTTTGCATAGCAGTGAGTTCACGATGTTGCTGCTGGAGCGCCACAAGTAACAGCGGCGTAAGCTCGTCATATCGCACCCCTTCAATCTTCCCCTGTGCGTTACGTGTGACTAACTCCGGATAGACCTTTGCTACTTCCTCTGCAATCAGCCCATACTGTACGGACTCCTGGGGCAACTGCTTATAGTGGAAGGACACAGGCCGCAAGCGCTGGATCTTTCCACTCTGGTCCTGCAGAGAGACGACATCTTGTTTGTAGCGAGCTGAGGAGACAAGCACGCCAAGCTGGCCTTGGCTATTGATTAAGACGGTATTCCCGACGACAGGCACGCCAGACACTCCCGCCAGGAACGCGCGCGTCTGGACACTGCCGAGGCGCAGCGTTTTTGACTCAGTGGGGGCGCCCCCCTGTGTCCCCACGTAGATATTGTCAGATCCGGAGGTGAGCAACTTCCCGGCGCCATAGCCGAGGCCAATGTTCCGATCACCGGCAGTCATGAACTGAAAAGTAACATTCCCTAGTGACGTATTCTGCTGACCTGTCGTCATGGTCGCGAACGCGGAACTTCCCACGCCAACATTACTGTTGCCTGTTCCCAAGACGGCCAGGGCGGAACTTCCAAAGGCGGTGTTGTAGTTCGTCATTCCCGCCTGCCGGAGCGTGTTAGCGCCAAACGCAGACTGCCCAATCCCGGTGGTATTACAGATCAAGGCATTGGCTCCCATCGCAGTATTGAGGCTGCCTGTGGTGTTGCAAAAGAGCGCGTTCAGTCCGGTTCCTGTATTATAGTTGCCCAGCGTATTTTCAAACAGTGCAGCTTGACCCGTGGCCGTGTTGTACGAGCCGTCCGTGTTCTCCTGCATGGCCTGACTGCCACTAGCGGTATTCTCCCAGCCCCCCAGGTTTTTATAGAGTGTATTGAGACCACTTGCTGTGTTGTAGTTGCCGGTGGTGTTATTCGCCAGGGCTCCCTGGCCGATGGCAGTGTTCGAGGTTTCGATAATCGCAGTCGGGGAGGAAGGGGCGATGTTTGGTTGCGGCGGTCCCGCCCAGCTTCCCCCTTGATTGAGAACGAACGCGAGAGCAAACGTCAACCCTATTCTGTTGTACATACTCTTCCTTTCCCGCCCAGTTGCGGACGGTAGGAAAGAGTATGCGCCGGATTGGGTGTGTTAGGAAGGTGGAAACTATCGAAGTTACAGTGACTCTTTCTCCGCTAATACCCGCAAGAGCAGCTCCCGCACAACCCCAGAACGCGAGACATTCAAGCCAGGCGCTCCTCGCCGGCGTGTCGTCACTGCCTCGTCAATCTTTTGCATCAATTCCCGACTCACTCGTAAATAGAGTCCTTGATCCTGTGGAGGGTTCGCGCCTCTTGCTTTTTTTTCTTTGGGTGTGCTAGGCATCGACATACTTATAGCGGACCGCGCACGGTGTGCAAAGTGGCCGCGTTTTGAGGGAAGGGGAACACAAAAAAGAAGGCGCTTGCATTTTGTTTCGACTTTGCTATATACATTGTATGTCACAGTATATCGAACAAATTGTGATGTCAATGTGTAAGTGAATAAGGAATCTTCCTCATGCCTTCTACGAGAACAGAAAAGACAGCGCCGCATCCGATCCTCGACATTGACCAAACCAATGTCGGCTACTGGTCCGACATCCTTACACAGAAAGACAAAGAGAAGCATGACCTCCAGGTAAGTCTGTGGGCAGTGTCTGGGGTTGCAGTTGCCCTACTCGTGGCGGTGGTGGCTCTCTCTTTTGGAAGGAAGGAATTTCATTACCGCGACGTGACTGACGCACTAGGAAATTCGTGGCAGTTCGGGATTCGGTCTGTTGACGCGCACGATCAAGAAGCTATTCGACTGAGGCTAGAACGGTACATTAAGGGGATACGGCTCGTGACACGGGATGCTGTACTCCAGCAAGAAACCAACATTGCGTATCACATGAGCAGGACGAAGGCGCAGCACTTCATTGATGAGTATTTTGCCCGCGAGGGAAAACCTGACGACCTCAATGCCCGCGATCTTTCACGGTCCGTTATTGAAGGCACCGTGCAAGTCGCCATTCAGACGGGGAACTCGTTTACTGCCCGGTGGCAGGAACAAACACGAGAGCCGACACATAACAGGACACCGCAGCAGTTTGCAGGTAGTGGCACTCTCGAACTGAAAGACCCAAGCAAGTTAACGGGAGCAGAACGCGAAGTCTCACGGGATGGAGTATTTGTCAGTGAGTTTTCGTATAGCGAGATGAAGTAAGGGAGTTATCTATGAGCATTTTCGGTTTTCGTGTCAGTTGCCTCTCTCTGGGGTATCTGTTCCTTGGGGCTACCATATGGGTTCTTCTTCCTCTTGTTCCCCCACATACAGCACCGATGCCTCAACGTGTAGTACACGACTCTCTTTTGTTAGCGGGGGCGTATCTGGCCGGAGCAGTAATCTGCTTCTTCCTACACAGATACCACCATACACCCATCTCTATAGTTCTTCTTGGTATGGCGCTCCTGCCTTGGGTCTTAGGCTGCTCCACAAAGAAACCATACGCTCCACCTCCCCCACCTATGATACAAGCACATGCTGTCGAGACTCCGGCACCGGAACCGATTGTTCCCCCGACTCCAGTGAATTTCTTAGACACGTTGGAACCGGACATCAGTGAAGCGGCTTCACGATTTATTCAGACTGGCAAGGCGGACATTATAGACCGGACCAAGACCACAGGATTCATCGTGTGGCCGTACAACCTGAAGAAAGAACCGACGGTCTACTGTAAAGCCCTCGACTTCTGCAAGATCCAGCTGGAGCCCGGAGAGTTCATTCTTAATAAGAACGGATTCTATCTCGCTGATGAAGAACGGTGGATTGCGTTTCCGTTGCAATATGGAGAAGGAGACGGGGTTGTACAGACGCTGCTCTTAAAGCCGAAAGACACACTGCCCTACATGAAAACCACCGTGAGCTTCGGCACCAATCGCCGGATGTACACAATCAATGCCGTGTCAGGGTCCAAGACTACAAAGCTCCTGCAATTCTGGTATCCAGAAAATATCGTCAAGAAGCTCAACGCCATAGCCCAAGAGCACCAAGCCCACGAGAAGACCATTGTGGCGCATGGGCTACAGACGGACCTGAGCCATGTCTACACTAACTACAAAATTGAGTGTGGCGGTGCACGGTTCTGTCCTTCCTTCGTTGCCAACGATAACGCCCGCACCTTTATTCTGCTTCCCTCTGGTCTAGAGACACTTGGTATCCCGGCAATCTTTATTCAGCGGAGCGGTGAGGAACTCATCCCAAATATAAACATGCAAGCACTTCCTTGGATCACCGTCGAGGGACTCTTCGATAAAGCGGAGATCCGGTACGGGGCGGATAAGAATCAACCCACTGTGCAGATCACGAGGCAATAATGGCAACTAATGTCACAGGGGCGGCCCCTCATCAAAGTCGTCGTATTCGATGGCGTCTCGTTGTTGTATGCGTCAGTATTCCTGTCCTATTTATCGGGTCTTTGTGGTACTACGGCGTAGTCAGCCGCACCAAGACTCCAGACCTCACGGTCGTGGGTGGTAACCCGATGGTAACGAAAGACATCGTAGAGAAACCGTTACCGCCACCACCAAAGATTGACCTTCCAGAGAAGCCAAAGGAAGAGCCGATTGATAAGCGGTGGGAAGAAGCGAAGTTCCGCCAGCAGATGGCGCTCTTTGATACTGGGTGGCGTGAATACTTTGCGCTCAGACAATCAGCAATGGATCGCAAAATGCAACGTACGGATCTCTTCTTTAAGCAAGACATGAAAACGATCGAGACACGCTACGACGAAAAAAACAAAGCACTACGGTCTGTGAGTGATGGCAATCTGTACAACAATACCGAGAAGACAGGAGCCGGGGTGACCCCTACTCTTGCTGCGGTAATGAATAGTCAAGCAAGTAATGGAGCCACGCAAGAGACAGGGACAGGGACAACGGAAGGACAGCCGCAGATTGCAAATCAACAACTCGCCAATGCTGGCCCGCTTTCCACCAGTTACCTGAGCGCTCCCCGATCGTCTCACATTCTCTATGCCGGGACACACTTACCAATCACGTTAGATCAATGGGCCAACTCCGATGCGCCGGGCGGGTCCTGGGTAGGACATGTGAACACGGACGTGCTCGATTCTCTGTACTCAAAAGAGGTGCTGATTCCCGCTGGCACACGAGTGGTCGGCATCGGAGATCCCAGCATGGATAACAACGAACAGCCTGTGTTGAACTTGAAGCTGACCTTACTCCAGTTCCCACCGAATGCGGACTATCCCAACGGGGCCTACTTAGCAGCGCCTGGGATCAATGCGCAGATGCAAAATGGGATTCAAGGCATTGACGGACCAGTGAACCACCACTTCTTCCAGCGCTACGGGTCCGCAGCAATTCTTTCTCTCGTTGCAGCCGGCGTCAGAATGGCAACCTACCAGAGTTCATCATATGACGGGTACGGCTACCAGATGTCGCCACAAGATGCCGCGGCTCAAGGGTTCGGGCAAGTGTTGGGGCAAGTCATCGGAGAAGAGTTGCGTAGGAAGTTGCGAATTCGTCCAACAGTATCGGTCCCGGTCGGATATAACTTCGTAGCCACATTCCAACAAATTCAAGAGTTCCCCGGTCCCTGGAGGAGAAACTAATGGATGCACTGTTTACTTTTTTCAAGGTCATTTTTATGTGCGCGTTTGGCTTGTCCATCGTACTTGGCGACAAGACAATCAGCACAGAGGAGCGGGATATCCCTGTCTGGACGATTGCCGCGTGGCAGGCCCCCATCATTTTATTGTATTCGTTGTTTGGGTAGGAGCTGCTCCAATGAAACCTTCATTCTTGCGCGACTGCATTCTTCTCTGTGTCATCATCGGGTGCTCATGGTTGCTACTTATGTGGCTCGCTGCTTACTCTTTACGAGCCTTCGTCTTGATTGCCATGCTCTGGCTCCTCGGGTTCGTTGGATTCCATGTGGTGAAGATTCTTATTTACGTTGAAGAGAATGATGATTTCTAGGAGGATGAAGCTTATTATCTGGGGAATACTTACTTTCCTTGTTGTATTAGCGCTCGGAGAAGCCTGGACTATTTCCCCCTTTCCTATACTTCTCGTCTGCACAGTGGGTCTCTTATGGCTAGCGCTTGGGATTCAACTGTACGCCTGGAGATAATATGTGGTTGGTGCTCTACTTTTTACTGATAAACGGCCACGTAGAGGCGGAGATCGGATATAAATACTACTCCCTCTCTAAATGTGAACAGATTCTCGACGAGCTACGCAGTGATCCGCGATTCATCACAGGTCGCTGCGAAGAAATGCCCGAAGCGCCCTAGGAAGTAATATGTGGATGCTCGTGTACTTACTCCTCATTAACGGAGAGCCGGTTCCAGTATGGGATAACGGCTACACTTCGCAATCTGACTGTGAGGCAAGGCTTGTGGTTTTGCAACAGCAACCCAACTGGATCACTGGCTACTGTAAGCCTTCAGAAAAATAACAAAGGAGACCGCATGAAACTCGATGCCCCCGATCACCGGAAAGCAATAACCATTAACTTCAGACTCGAAGCTGCAACGTATGACCTTGTACAGCAGTATGAAGAGTACGCAAAAACGCTCGGTCAACACTTCAAGACTGATGGTCAATTGATGACCGCTGTTGTTTCCGCGTTCCTCACGAAAAAGGTGAGCCCGGATTTCTTCATCTGGTTGAAGGCACAGCAAATGCCCGTCAGTAAGAAGAATGGGAGGAAGGAAGAAGTCTACGAATACAAAGCCACGTATTTCAATGGAGACAAAGAAGTGCCGGATGTGGATCTCTCCGCTGTTCGGCTGAATGGTGAGGAGGTGCGGAAGTGAGCTTTCCCCTTACTGTACTCTTACCCTTAGCAATGGCGCCGTTTCTTATCTTCCTGTATCCAGAACGGCCATGGGTCGCACAAGCATTTCTTGCCTTGGGATTCTTCAATTTTATAGTCTATCAACTCTTTGGACATCGAAGAAATAAAAGAGAGGTACAGATAGGATAGGAGTGAAGAAACAATGATGTGTAATCCCATAGAGATATTCGCCGCTGTTCTTATCTTTACCCTCGTGTGGATTGTTTTTTACGCCATGTGTGAGATTGGGGTGTTGAAAACATTGCTTATTGTTCTTCCATTCATAGTATTGGATTTCAGCCTTCACCCCCATACTGGCCAAGAAATCGTAGCATGGGGATCTGCTCATTCGTATCTTCTCTCCTCTGTGAGCACCTTCATTGGGTTGGGCGGACTCTGGTTTTTGCTCACTCATTGAGAGATGAAGTGAAAAATTTTCAGCTTGGATGTCAAACAAGTGAAAACGGATAGCCCTTTCCTTAACTCCGCAGCGTAACAAAAGAACAGAACAGTGACGGCACCATGAAAACAGTGAAAACCATTTACCTTCTGCTCCTGCTTGGGTTACTGCCGATGACAATCAAGCCTTTCTTGCCCTGGCGTTACAATGACTCAGCAAGTTTGCCGCTTGGATACTACTGGAAAGGAGACAGGAAGCAGGCAACGAAAGGATCACTAATTTCTTTCTGCCTACCCAAGGCCATGGCAATGCAGGCCAAGGCGCGCGGGTACATCGGCTTTGGCTTATGTCCAGGGTGGACAGAGATGTTAGTGAAGCCGATTGCTGCAACGGAAGGAGATGTCGTGGTCGTGGCTCCAGAAGGAGTAAGCATCAATGGGGAATCTGTTTCCAACACGAAGGTTTTTGAACAAGACTCAAAGGGGCGGCCCTACCCTGCTCGGTTCCTCGGTGTAATCACAGTGCCGCGTGGGCTAGTTTTCTGTCTCGCGCCGTACAACGAACGCAGCTTCGATTCTCGGTACTGGGGCCTACTTTCTCAGGACAGCATTGTGGAAACGATGAAGCCGGCCTGGACATGGTAATGCCGAACCCTCCAGCACAGCGAGATAACTGGACCTTTGGCGTTCAGCCTGACCGTGCCCCTCGTATCCATGCCAGGCGCGGCGTACACCGACTGAGGTATGGACAGAAAGAAGCGCGGCGCAATGGTGGGGGAAAGTACAGGGCTACGTTGGGGTACGGGAAACAATACTTCACGAATCCGCGCAACCAACGGGTTATTACACGGGCTCCTAT